ATTCATCCCAGTGGAGTACGGAACCATCACCTCAACCTTCGAGCCCAGCTTAGCGAAGCGTGACTTGAAGGTTTCGACCCGCATCTTGATGCCGATCACCTCAGTCTCATCCTTAAGCTTGAGCTTGGTGACAAGAATGATCTGCGAAGCAGAGTAACGAATCGCATTGTTGATCGCCCAGACTCCCTCACCTTTAAGAGGATCGGCTGGATAGACTTGGTGCGTCCCGATGAAGCCGATGTTAAGAGCCTTAATACGAGAGACTGTTGTGCGAAGGAAGGCTTTAAGTTGCTTAGCTCGTTGTCCTTGGTCACCCTTTTGAACTCCTTTGTCAAAGTGCTCATTTTCAGTGTCAGTCAACAGCATGTCCAACGAGTCAAGCGCGATGAGTACCTTAGGTGCCTCTGGGTTGTACTTTCCGTATGCCTTCTGGTACTCCTTGACGAAGTCAGAAACGACGCTGACGACATCGGAGATCGTGATGACTGAAATTCCCATGAAGTTGGCGGGCGAGGTATCAACGCCAATGCGGCCTAGGTAGTCTAGGTCCAACGCGTTCTCGGTGTCGATTGCAAGAATGAAGGCTCCATCTTTTTGCGCCGAGCACATGAAGTTGCTCAAGAGGAAGGACTTGCCAGTATCGGATGGGCCTGCGATGATCGTGATTCGACCTTGAGGCACGCCTTTGTAGTAGTCGCCTGAGAGGATCTTGTTGACGGCGTAGTTGCCTGACGTGTACCAGTGAGACGGCGGCCGAAAGTCGGTCGACACGTTCTCAAGGTCAAGCAGTGTTTTCTTGAACTTGTTTAGAAACGGTAGAGTCATGTGGTTCTCCTAAGGGGGCGACAAGCGTCCATCCGGACGCTTGTCGCTGGTTGGCTCTTAGGCCGTTCCTGCTGCTTGAGCTGCTTGTCGATCACGAAGCCGCTTGAGGATCTCTTGCGGAGACAGGTTCTTCCCAGTAGCTGAGGTTGCGGCCGTTGGTGCCGATGGCTGAGCCGGAACTGCCGCGGGTTGAGCTGCCGCCGCCTGAGCGAGAACCTCACCTGCCGGGCGGGTTTCCTTGATAGGTTGTTCACCGGCAACGGACTTTTCAGCCTCGTAAGACTTACCGGTCATGAAGGCTTCGATCATCGTTTCCATCTGATCACGCTCGATCTTGCCGTAGCGATAGTTCTTCAGGTCATAAAGATCGACCTTAGATAAGATGTCCTCTGGTACCGCCGACGCCTTGCGCACGAACTCGGAGTTCGTGTAGTCGGCGTACTCGCCTTGGTGCGTCTTCATGATCCTGAAGTCGTACCCATTGAGCATGTCATCTGGGTCTCGATACGCTTGTAGATCTTGATCCCGAGGGAGATCAGGCGTACGGGGTTCTCGTCGGCCTTGATCGGATACTCGAACGGAGAGTTGACAACGATACCCTGAGCGATGTAATCCAGCTTGCGCCAGAATACCTTGCCCATCTTCTCGTTACCTTCGTTGTAATACTTCTGCGAGTGCTCGCAGCACGGACAAGACTCACCGTACATCTTGAGACAGGCGATCTTCTTCTTCTGCCCGTTGATGTTGAGCTCGTGGTACTTGTTTTCGACGATGAAGCCGAGAGGGTTGTTGTCATCGAGGTCGGGCAGGAACCTGAAGAGGCCCACCTGGTCGAAGTCCATCTTGAAGAAGGGGTAGAACTTATCCCAAAATCCGGAGTTACCTTCACCGGTCTTTTCGGAGTTCTTGGAGAATGCTGCGCGAAGCTGGTTGATGTCAAGTGCCATGGTACTACTCCTTTATGCGTTTATTGAGGTCTAACTGGTTATGAAAGTTACGTCTACCGCTCGGTAGTCCGCAGCTATATTTATCATAGGGCCATTCTAAACCTTTGCTTCATTGAATGATATTTTCAGCAAGTCGAAAAGCGGATAGCGCTCTTTGCTGTGAAAGCGCTTCCAATATTGAGGGTGATAGACGAACTCATGAGGAATCTCCTGATCGATGCAAACCTTCTTAGCAACGTTTCCAAGAGCGATAACGATCGACGGCCTTAGCTGCTCATAGATCGTCTTGATGTCGATCGGTTTGTCGTCATTATCTAGCGCGTTGAGCCAGAAGAGCCGTTCTTCGGGGATTCGTTCTAAGTCAAGCTGCTTGTTGAGCCAGCCTGAGCACCCCCGCGTCGAACAGAAGGGGCGATCTAGCCCCTTGCACGCCGATTGCTCACCGATCAAAAGCACGTTACCAATGACAAACGCACCTGCTCCTCGCGGAGCATGCGTCCGTAGAGCTAACCAGAGTCGTTTGAAATACCTCGCCACCTAGAGATTGTAAACGGTGGGCTTAGAAAAGGAAATTTAGTAGGCAAACATCATGTGATAGTCATAGATCTTAGAAGCCCAATCAACGTTACCTACCAAATTGACCTCAAGCGCGTAGGTTGCGCTGTTTGTTTGAGTAACCCCGGGAACCACTGGGTTAACAGTACCCGAGCCGCTAACTGCCCCTGTTGCCGTAAATGTAGTGCCAACGTTGTTATTATCGGCACCGATCGAGACAAAGTTACTTCCTGCAGTAACGATTCGATATCTTGTTCCAGCAACGATCGCCGCAGACGCTAGATCATTCCAGTATCCCTTGGAAAGCGGTTCTAGCTGCAATTCTAACATTTGTTGTTGTGTTGGTACGATCACGTTGTATGAGCTGAGATCATTACCGCTGAACGAATAGATGTTATGTTGGATTTTTGCATTATAGACCACTACCGAGCTTGGCGCGGTTTGACGAATTCTATATGCAAACGTTGATAGGACAACAGATGTATCTTGGTTATAACAAGATACAAGGCTCTTTGATAGCGTCGATGACGGAGCGTTCACAAATTCAACAGCTGTTGGTGAAGCTCCTACGTTAAGTGTAACCAAAGGACCGATCTGAGTCCACCCCAGGTTGACTGGTGCTGAGATAACATAAGGCGAGTTCAGTGAGCTAGGATCAAACGGATTTGGCAATGGAAATGACCAGCCGTGTATCGTCTTACCAGCCTGTAACGCTTGTAGGGTGGTAAAGTTAGCGTCTAGCTCAGGCCACGTTAGCGCTGAACCTTTGATAGCTCGAAGAGTGATCGTCATGTTCTATTTATCTCAGTGAACTTCTTCATAATTGGTAGCTACATAACCAGGGTCAACGTAGTAAACCGGGGCTGGCGTGGGTGATGATGTAGCACCTGATGCCGTTGGGCTTGGTGTTGGTGTAGGAGATGGTGTTAGGTAGACGCACTGTAAACACACCGAAATCCAGGTAAAGCTGTTGGTGTACACCTTCAAGAGGTTATTTGTCGTGTCGTACCAGAGATCTCCAACGATCGGGCTGAGTTCCTGTGGAGCGGTGCCGTCGATCCTTCCTGTCAGGTCATGCCACGTGCCGTTGAACCACACCTTCATAGTCTGAGCGCCAGCAACGAACCAAAGCTCACCCTCGGTGGGCTGGCTTGGTGGCGTGCTTGACGTCGTAAAGTGGTCAAGTAGCTTAAGCCAGTCCTCGTTTAGCCCCTCACCCCAAAGAAGTGAGCTCTCACCGTCGATGTGGATGTCGGTGGACGCACTGTCGATCGTTGATGGGGGTATCGTTAGCGGAGCTTTGAGAACGAGATCTGACCAGTTGAGGACGTAGTTTTGTGACATCAACTATTTACCTCAGATCTTGCCTACTGTGAAATGCCAGTAGTCTGTAACGAGCGTTGTGATGCCGTCGATCGAGATATTAATGCCGATCGTACCGTGACCCTCAAGCGTGTTGGCTGTATTTTGAGCTGTAAGTGACCGCGCCACATCGACCTGGTGCCAGGTGTTAAACGGCTCACCTGTAAAGAACGTGTTGTTAGAGGTGTTGGTGAACCGAATGTAGTATGTAGACCCAATCCCCGCTGTCGTAGGTAGGTACCAGTTGAGTGGAGAGCTCTGTGTGCTCGTAACCACGATCGTACCGTTAGTGTTGAAGGTAAGTGCGACAGTTCCAGCGTAGGTGGCCGAAGAGCTAACGTCGGTGCTGATCCAAGTGAGACCTGGAACCAAAGCTTGTGGCGTTGGAGACGGAGTGGGCGATGGTGTTGGGGTTGGAGTTGCGCTTGCCGTTGGGACTGGGCCGCTACCCAACGATGAGATTGAGGGCATCGAGACGATTACCTGTCCTGTGCTCTGAACGACCTGTGTTAGAGTAAACGAGTCCTTGAACTTAGAGATCAACCACGGGTTGAACTGATTTTGCTGTTCGACTCGAAGCTCGATGTAGGTTCCTGGTCTTGGAATAACATCTAGCACGAATGAGTAGTAATCTGTCGGGAATGGATTCCCGTTGAACATCGTCGGCAGGGTGCTCGAAGTGTCCTTGATCTTCTTGATCTTACCTAGGCTAACCATCTGCACTGGAGCGTGGGTGGGTGGAGTTGGATCGGTCACTACGCCATGTTCTGTTTGAACGAGCAGGTTGACCAGGTAGTGAGTTGGGTCACGCTGGATGTTAAGCGTTGCCGTTCCGGTGCCGGTGGTGGTTCGCGTCGCTAGAAACGTGACACCGACCGTGTTTGACGC